AAATGCAAAGAAACAAACGAGAACGAGATTGACCCAGCGTTTGTACACAAGCTAGACCACTTGCGAGAAGCTTGTGGTTTCCCGTTCTACATTACCAGCGGGTATAGAAGTCCGAACCACAGACTAGAAAAGTCTAAGCCCAAAGGGCCGGGAACGCATGCACAGGGTATTGCCTGCGATATAGCTGTTAACGGAGGCCGTCAGCGCATGCAGATCGTGCGCCACGCTTGCGCTTTAGGTTTTATCGGCATAGGAGTTGCCAAAGGGTTCGTACATGTGGATATGCGCGATGACCACAAGCCCGTTATGTGGTGTTACTGATGTCTCCTAAAAGACTTGAGCACTCTTCAAAGTACGAAGACTGGGACTTAGACGGTGACGGTATCGTAACAGACGCAGAAATACACCAACATCAAGAGATGTTAGACATAGAGCTGCGCGAAGATAAAGCAGGCACTCAAAAGAAGATGGCATGGGTAGCAATGATTAGTATGTGTATCTACGCTATCCTGCCTCTCTTTCCGTTTATACCGGAAGATCGTTTAGAAACAATAGCTTCACTTTCAGATATGTTATTCCTGTCGCAGGCTTCTGTGGTAGGGCTTTACTTTGGCGCAACAGCTTACATGGCAAGAGGAAAATAATATGTTACAGGCATTGATCGGCCCAGTCACAGGACTGCTCGACAAGTTTATTGAAGACAAAGATGCAAAGAATAAAATTGCATTCGAGCTAACCACCCTTGCAGAGCGACACGCTCAAGAGTTAGCTAAGGGGCAGCTAGAGGTCAACAAGGTAGAAGCGGCACACAAGAATCTATTTGTAGCTGGATGGAGACCTGCTGTCGGTTGGTCATGTTGCTTTGCTCTAGTCTACTCTACGATTCTATCTCCTATTTTAGGCATCTGGTTCACTGTACCCCCTGTTGACAGCTCGTTGTTGACAACAGTGTTGATGGGTATGTTAGGTCTAGGTGCTATGAGAACTGTGGAGAAAACCAAAGGCGTACAACGGGAGAAATAAGATGGCTAAAGCAGCTAAGAAAAAGTCAACAGTCAACGAAGCAGGGAATTACACTCAGCCTGCCCTGCGTAAAAGACTCTTTAAGAAAATCACAGAAGGAACTAAAGGTGGTAAATCGGGGCAGTGGTCTGCGCGTAAAGCTCAGCTACTTGCCAAAGAATATAAAGCAGCAGGAGGAGGTTACAAATGAAAGGTGTTAAGCATTATAAAAAAGACGGTACTGAGCACAAGGGTTCTAGTCACAAGATGTCTGACGGCACTCTACACACTAATAAATCCCACACTAAAACCAGTGTAAAACTATTTCATTTAAAAGATTTGTCTACTAAAGCTAAGGTGAAAGCTACAGGTAAAAAGTAATGGCACTAGCTAAGTCTCAAAAGTCTTTAAAGAAATGGACAGGGCAGAAGTGGACTACGCCTTCCGGTAAACCCAGTGGAAAAACAGGTGAGGTATATGCGCCTGCTAAAGCTATAAAGAAACTTCAGTCTACTGCCGCAGGTACAAAGAAACTGGCTGCTGCCAACAAGAAGAAACGCGCTGCAACTGCTGCTGGAAAGCAATACGCCAGCCACGGCCTACATAAAGGGAAGAAGAGAGCATGAGCATTGAATATAGAGGAGAAAGATTTGAAGGTTACAACAAACCTAAGCGTACTCCAAAGCATGCGTCTAAGTCTCACGTAGTTCTTGCGAAAGATGGCGCTGAAATCAAGATGATTCGGTTTGGAGAGCAGGGAGCCAGCACAGCGGGTAAGCCTAAAGCTGGAGAGTCAGATAAGATGAAAGCTAAAAGAGCCAGCTTTAAAGCCCGTCACGGTAAGAACATCAAGAAAGGAAAGATGTCAGCAGCGTATTGGGCTGATAAAGTTAAGTGGTAGTTGCGTCATCTAAGGTGAGCTAGTTCTTGCTCAAGTTCTTCGTGCAGCACTTCTAGTTTAGGTTTAACGGCCCTAATGATTTGCCGCATGATAACAAGGTCTTCGTCCTTAAAGACCTTGTGTAGCTCACCTTCAGGAATGCCGGACATTTCTGTCACGACAATCCCTAAGCTATCTATGAGTATATTAAAACCCAGTATGTTTGCTTCAGACGATTTCACATGCACCACCTACACAGGCTAGTTCTTGAGAACCTGTAGTATTATCTTCCTGTTCAAACTGTTCTAAGTCCTTCCAGTCCACACCTTTCGGCATCGCTGCTACTAGTTCTTTGTACTTCTCAGCAGTGATGTCTTCATACGGAGCTTGTTGATATACATGGTCACTGAATGGCAACAAACTGATACCGCTACACAGGTCAAAGTTATCCCATATCCACTGTGCTATCTGCAAGAACTCGCTGTCCGTATAGTATACAGTGATAGATGGCTTGTGTTCGCACCAGTGATTCTGGTAAGCCTTCCAAAGTGCTAACTGCTCCATAGCTCCTACCTGAGATACGGTCACACTAGACTTAGGAGCCTTTACAGGGAAGCTAAACACAGCAGAAGAAGGACTCATTACATCCTGCTCTACAGGAAACCCTGCTTGATCCATGAACTCTGCAAGTGGGTCTTTCTTATCGCTACGTACTCTGCGAATGTAATACTCAGAGAAGCGAGGATGGATACCACTAGCAGAATCGACAAGCTGAGATACAGTACCGCTAGGCTTAACGCATGTAATAGCCGCAGACTGACTAATGCCGAGCTTAGAAGCCCACTTCTTATTTGTTTCCACACATACATCTCGTACTGCCTCCAACCATACTGCAAGCTTAGGTGAATCACCTTTACTCATAATGGCGTGATCCATAATGCCTGTCATGCTAACACCTAATAGTGCCTCTTCTTCGGTGTTCTTCTTCCAACAGTTCCGTAAGTATCTAAAGTCTGTGAGTGTTGCTTGCAGCGTACCGATGATAGAAGCCATCTCAGCTTTTTCTGTAAGGGTCTCAAGGGTATCGTTTGAACGCACAACAATCTCTGACAGGTTACAGAACTGATTGCTGCGTAGAATGATCTCAGAGCAAGGGTTAGTACCGAAGTCCTGCTCTGCATCTCTACGTCCGTTACGTGCTGCAATCTTCTGTGCTGCTACACGGCTAAAGATACCGCGCTCACCTGCCTTAGACTCATACATGTTCTGCATCTCACCTAAGAAAGCCTCGAAGTCTGGCTTCTCTGTGTACGCTACGCTGTTGTTAGCCAACCTACGATGACCTTCTAGCTCCCACCAGTTACCACTCTTAGCTTTAGCCATACGAGGATCAGAAAGATTAGAGAGGCTGATGAGTGCTGAACGTCTAACGCCACCTACAACAACAATGTCTGCAATCTTACATACAACATCATGGCACTCTAAGCTGTTTAACTTACGACCTGCTGCTTTCTGGAATATCTCAATGCAGAAGTGGAACAAATCTACTAGTGGCTCTGGCCCTGATGCACGACCACCAAAGGTTTTAAGTCTTGCACCTGCTGGACGAACCCTGCTGATGTCCCACTGAGGTATCTTACCTGCGTACAGCATAGCAATAAGCTCACGGAACGCAGAAGCCCAGCCAATCTTGCTGTCACTAATGACAATGACGCTGTCTGTCTTGTGAAAGGTCTCAGCTACTACTGGCAACTTAGTAATAAAGTTACGCTCAACGCTAAAGCCTACGCCTGTGCCACACATCAACACATACATCAGCTCATCAAAGCTGCGCGGTGAGTCAATGGCGAGGTAGCTACAGTTAAATCCTGCTACGTTGTCTTTATCTAACGCTACTCCTGCTGTCATCATGCAGCGCATAGAAGGCATAACGTCTAAGTTATGTATAGCCTTGTAAAGCTTTCCGGCTACCTTGTCATCTATCTGGCCTCGCTCTGTCCAGAAGTCTACATATCTTTGTACTGTCTCTGCCCATGTCTCGCGTCTACCTGCTTCAGGTATCCATCGTGCGTATCTGCTCTTGTGTATAAACTGTTGATACTGATCCATTAGTTATTCTCCTCTATAAAATACTCAGCTATATGACATTCTTCAGACCAACGGTTGATTACTTTAAATGTCCTCTTATTTATTGTGTGTCCTTCCTTTTTTAGTTCGTAGATTCTTGCGGCTAGTCGCGTAATCCCTAAGTCACGAAAAGAATCTAATGTTGTGAGTGTCTTTCCACTTTCTAACCAATCTAATACTCTGTGTGCTTGTGTCATTAGCTATTTTCCTTTAAGTTGAGTGTGCTAGAAAAGCACCTACTCCAAAACATACGGCACAGAATACCACATACATAGCTGCGTGTCTAATAAAATCGTACATCAGTCTTCTTCAATACTGTCTATAAGTTTCTGCAAGTACCACTGAGCTTTCTTTGTGTCCTCTAAAGCTTTTCCCTTATAGGACATCCTCCAAAGATATTTGAGGCAGTTACCTTTTAAGTAACCTTCAAAG